CATGATCATGATCTGGTCAGGGTCGGTTGGTTCTGTCCCTACTGGGTGGACGCTCTGTAACGGCTCTAATAGCACCCCAGACCTACGGGATAAGTTTGTTATAGGTGCTGGTAACTCTTATGCTGTGGGCGGTACTGGAGGCTCTAAAGACGCTGTCGTGGTCAGTCACAATCACACTGCTACTTCTACTGTTACTGATGCAGGCCACACACACAGAAACGGTGTTTGTGATGACAGTACAGTTCCTTTTCTATCACCTACTAGCGTTGGGTTATCAGGTACTGGCGGTGTTAATCAAGGCGGCGGGGAAGCACGAAACTATCAAGGTGATACATCATCCTCAACAACAGGTGTAACAGTCGCAACAACTGTTGCAACTTCAGGTGTCTCAGGGAACAACGCTAACCTGCCGCCATACTATGCTCTTTGCTACATTATGAAGACCTGATGTATAAGTTTCCAGTAGTAAATAGACAAGAATATATAATGTACTTGGAGTTGTTTAGTAACTTATACTGGCTTCATACCGATGTGTTTAAGTGGTCAGCAGAAACAAAGAAACATTATATTAGAGATTTAAACCAGCTTCAATCACTACTTAATGCTCCTTTATATGGCTTAGTAGATAATGATAAGTTAGGTAGGTTTGGAGAAAGATTAGGGTTTAAATACATTAGAGATTTATTAGGGAATGATGGACAAATGTATAAGATATATACGAGGAGTTTATAATGGGTAAGTTTGTAGGCGGTATAACTGATGCAGTAGGTTTAACTGACATCAAAGGGACACAGCAACGAGGCGAACAAGCTGCTGCTGCACAACGTGCTGCTGCTCAACAAGCTGCTCAGATATCAGCATTTAGACCAGTCGGAATGACCTCACGATTTGGCTCTGGGGCTTTTGACATTACAGATGTTGGGGGTGCGCCTCGTGTCACAGGAGCTAGTTATACAGTTTCTCCTGAACTAAAGGCTATTCAAGATCAGCTAATGGCCTTAACAGGAGGTGCTGTTACGACTGCTGAAGAGGCGCAGATGGCAGCACAGCCTCTTGGGGCCGCTGCTCAGAGACTATTTGGCCTAGGCGCTGGTTACCTAGCAGAAACTCCTGAGATGGCTCGTCAGAGAGCCTTTGATATGCTTCAGGATGTTCGTAGACCTGAGCAGATGAGAGAAGAAGAAAGACTAGCCTCTTCTGTCTTTGGTCGTGGTCGTGCTGGATTAAATATCGGTAGTATAGGACAACCTGAATTGTTTGCTTTAGGACGTGCTCGTGAAGAACAACGTGCTAGGGATGTCTTAGCTGCTGAACAGGCAGCACAGCAACAGATTCAGTTTGGCTCTGGTTTGTTTGGCTTAGGCGCTCAACAGCTTGGTCAACAGTATGCTATTCCTACACAGGCTCTTGGTCCGCTACAATCTTACCTTGGTACTGTTGGTACTATTGAAGAGATGGGTCAACAGCCATTTAAACTTGGTCTTTCTGTTGGCGGGGCTGCTCAACCAGGAGCGCAGGCAGGTGCTCAAATGCTTCAATCAGGACTATCTAGTGCTGCAGCAACTCAGCAACGTGCTGGTGATGCTGCTTCTGCTCAACTTACTGGTTTTATGAATCAGATGTTAGGTGCTGCTATGGGAGCTGCTGGTGGCGGCTTTGGTGGGTTTGGTGGTGGTGGCGGTGGTAGTTTACCAACCTTTGGTTATTCTACTCCTTATCAAGCTACTGGTAATCCACTAGGTTCAACTTATGGAATGTTTAATCGATAGGAAAATAACATGGGAATTAGCGCACAACAGTTATTACAAAGTGATCCAGAGTACCTCCAGCGTCAACTTGCCCAGCAGGAGATGCAGAGATTAAACCCTACAGGCAGTGCTGCAGGTGCTCTCGGTGCTTTGCTTGGTCGTGGTGTCAGTAACATAGCAGGTGGAAGAGGTTTTTTTGATGTTAATGACGCTGGTCTTCGCAGAGTTGCTGATGTTCAAAGAATTATGAGTAGCACTCAGTTTGATCCTGAGAATCCTACATCATATTATGAAACTATTACTAAGTCGCTACAAGAAGCTGGATATGGAGATTTAGCTCCTATGGCGGCTCAAGAAGCAAGTAAGTATCGTAAAATAGCACTTGATGAAAAACGAGTTGAAGCAGCACTTAGAAAAGAAGAACTGTCACAAGAGCAAGAAACAAAACTTCGTCAAGAACTTAATGCTCTTGGTCCAAACGCTACAGAAGAGCAAGTCTTAACAGTTGTTACAAAGTACGGTTCTCCTGATAAGATTATGGCTGCTCTGTCTGCTAAACAGTCTCGTGAAGCAACGAGAGAACAGCAAAGAGATATTGCACAACAACGACTTGATATCCAGCGTCAAGGATTGGCACTTAGACAAGACATTCAAGCAACTAAGATTGCTGAGAAAACAGAGAAACAACAAGCTGCTGCTGAAGGGGCGTTCAATAACGCAGGACGAGTTATACAGACAGTTACTGAGGCTAAACAGTTAGTTGGTCCATTGACTGCTGGTTATGGTGGCGCACTAGCTGTACTGCCAGGAACTGATGCTCGTAAGTTACAGAATAAGATTAGCACTATTAAGGCTAACCTTGGTTTTGACCGTCTACAGCAGATGCGTGATGCTTCCCCAACTGGTGGTGCGCTTGGTCAAGTAGCTGTACAAGAGATTAACTTCTTACAGTCTACTGTTGCATCTCTCGATCAGTTAGAAAGCCCTGCAGACATTACTGCAGCTCTAAATAAGATTGAAGAGCACTATACTAACTGGAAAACTGCCTTAGAAGGTAAACTACCAGTTAAGTATCAAACTGGCGGTGGTCAAGCGGCTGTTCCGTCTGCTACGATGGCTCCTCTTCCTCCGGGTGTGACTGTTAAACGAAAAGGTCAATAATGCCTACCTACGAAATTACCATTCCTAATCGTGGTACTTTTGAAGTATCTTCTCCTTCTGCGCTAACCGATCAGCAGGCTTATCAGGCTGCTCTTCAGCAGGCAGAGTCTGAGACTAAAGTAGCCAAGGCTCCTCCGATGGCTCAAGAAGTTGCTCCTGCTTCTACATTCGATATGGCCTCTGGTGTTGATATTCCTGTTCCAACAGAACCAATGCAGTTTAGTCCTACTGGGCAGGCTGTGCGTGGTCTGATCAAAGGAGCTGTAGTAGATCCTCTTACAGGGATTGCTCAGGTGGTGGGCGGGGCAGGTACTCGTCAGCAACTAGCAGAATATGAGAAAGCCTACCAAGAGCGCAGAAAGCGTGAAGGAGCAGACGGTATTGAATGGTCTAGGCTTATCGGTAACGTGGCTACTTCTATTGTTCCCGGAGGTGCTGCTGCAACTGCTGCTAGGGCTGCTGGAGCAGGTAAGGTCTTAACAGGAACTGCTGCAGGTGCTGGCGGTGCTGCGCTACTTCCAGTGACACAGGCTCCTGAAGAGGCTGAAGACCCAAGTACTTTTGCATTACAAAAGCTTCGTGATGTTGGCTTCTCTGCTGCTGTTGGTGGTGCTATATCTAAAATAGGAGCATCATTGACTCCTGAGCTTAAAGAAGGCGTAGCAGAGCAGTTAGCTTTAGGTGTCAAAGTATCTCCTGGTCAGGCATATGCTGGTGTTCCTGGGTGGGTGTTTCGTCAGATGGAGTCTGTTGGGTTTGGTCCTTTTGAGAAAACTGTTCGTAACTCCTTTACACGGTCTGCTGGTAATGAAGTATTAAAGAGTATTGATAGTACTGTCCCTGAAACTATTAAGGATGGTATGCAGATGTCTGGATACATTCAGAAGACTATTCAGAACTACTATGATAATGCCTTAGAGAAACTTGGTCGTATTGTTCCTGATAACCAGTTTGCTGATGATTTGCGTACCGTAGTAGTAGATAATGTATCAAGCATGACCCCACGGGCTAGGAAGATATTTGAGTCTTCTATTCAGAAAGAAGTAATTGACAGGTTTGGTCTAGGCCCTGTTCCCGCAGGTGCAGTAGCTCCTATGGGAATGAAACAGTTACCTTCTGCTAAAGGAATTGATCTTAAAAATATTAATAACTTTTTAAAAGAACAAGCAGAGAAGTACGGTAAGAAGACAGGGGCAGATAATGAAGCTCTTGCTGCTGGCTTTGAAGATGCTTTAAATGCCTTTAGATCATATACCACAAGAGTTGATACAGATGGCTTAATTGCAAAGGCTGATGATGCTTGGGCTAAACTGTACCGCTTTGCTGATGCAGCCTCGTCTGCTAAGGCTATACAGCAGTTTAAAGGAAGCTTTAGTGCTGAAGAGTTGGCTCAAGCTGCCACAAGACAGGCCACTGAACTACAAGCAGGGGCAGGTGCTGGGCCATTAGGAGAGTTTGCCCGTAAAGGTGTAAATGTTCTTGGCGGTCCTCCTGATGTGTTAGGGGCTGGTTATAGACAAGCAGTTATTGCTGGTAAGATTGCTACAGGCGGTGCTTTAGCATTGTTTAACCCAGCAGTAGCTTTGTCATTACTTACTGCTTCAGGGCTATCATACGGCGCTGCAAAGCAACTAATGAAGAATCCTTCTGCTACTCGTGTTGCAGTAGAGCAGGCAATTCAAAGGCTAGGACCACAGGCTGCTGGGGCAATCATAGCTAGAGACGAGATGAAAGCTGGTCAGATAGCTCCTTAAAGGAATACCCATGAGTGAACCAGTAACACAAGCTGCCAAGGCTGCTGTCTCTGGCATTAGGGAAGCTTTAGCCGTAGGTAAGGAACTAGAGGCTGTGACTAAGGACATTCAAGACCTTGGTAAGTCTGAGATCCAGGCTAGAGATGCCTACCGCCGCAAGCAAAAGAAGAGACCATCAGATACTTCTGTCTTCTCTGCTGTCGAGGAGTGGCGAGGAGTATACGAAATCAAGAAGCTACAAGACGAGCTTAAGAAGGACATCATTGAGAAGCATGGTCAGGCTGCTTGGGAAGAGGTAGAGGTCATCCAGCAAAGAATCCTTAAGGACAACAAGGATTTAACTGATGAGTTTGGTAGAGACATAAAGAAGCTTTCGCTGCTCAAGTGGTACTGCTTTATAACTGCTTTCATCCTAGTTAGTTTTGCCTATGTCATGGGCTATAAGCCTTAAGGAGTTATTATGTTATCCCTTATTTCCTCTGCAGTTGGTTTCCTAGCCTCTGGTTTACCGCAGGTACTTAGCTTTTTCCAAGACAAGGCTGACAAGGCTCAAGAGTTAAAGCTTGCACAGATGCAGACTGAGCGTGAACTAGCCTTTGCAGAGAGGGGCTTCTTAGCCCAGCAGAAGGTCGAAGAGATCAGGACAGATCAGATTGCTATGCAGACTGATGCAGAGCGACAGAGCGCAGCGTTAGATCACGACAAGGCTATCATGGCTAGAGCTTCTAGCTGGGTAGTTAACCTGAACGGAATAGTACGCCCAGCAGTAACCTTCATCTTTGTCCTAGAGTTAGTGATGATTAACATAGCCCTGACTTACTTCCTGCTGCGTGGTGGACTAGGCAGCATGGACGTAGAGCAGTTCATCGCAGCCACTGATGTCATCTTCTCTGAGGATGAGATGGCCTTGCTGTCTGGAATCATTGCCTTCTGGTTTGGTTCTCGTCAGTGGGGCAAGAAGTGAAAGTAAGCAGTTCCTGCATAGAAGGGATTAAGAAAGATGAAGGAGTACGACTTCGTCCCTATCGCTGTCCTGCTTTACTGTGGACTGTTGGCGTTGGGCACGTTATTGATCCTTACCACATAAGGACACCATTTAATGAACGAAAAGGACTTAGTATCCCTGATGGGTGGGATAGAGTTTTGTCAATGGCTGAAGTGGATAGAATCCTCGCAGAAGACTTGGCTACATTCGAGCGAGGTGTGCTTAGACTATGCCCTACAGGACTTACCCAAGGTCGCTTTGATGCCTTGGTTAGCTTTAGCTTCAATGTGGGGCTGGGAAACCTGCAAAGATCCACGATAAGGATGAAGCACAACAGAGGCGAATACGAAGCTGCTGCTGATGCTTTCCTTGCGTGGACCAAGGCAGGTGGTAAAGAGCTTCCCGGCCTAGTTAAGCGCAGGAAGCACGAGAGAGCTATGTACTTAGTCCCAACTGAAGAGAACTCTGAGGAATAAGAAGTCTACCACTAGGTAGTTTGTTCCCTCCTCTGGGTCTTGGACGTACTCTGCTCCACACATAATTCCACAGATAAAGTTTAGTTCGATCATCATATTTCACAATGCCCCGCTACGCAGGCTAGGGTCTGCGCTCCCTCTACGTTGTCCTCTTCTTCCTTAAGATTATCCCACACAATCTCTGTAGGCATCTTTGAAAGAAGCTCCTCGTACTGCTCTTTAGTACACTCCTCGTAAGGTGCTTGTCGATAAGAGCCTCCATCCCAAGGCAGAAAAGAG